AACGCTTCAAACCAATCTGAGTCTTTACCTTCTGCAACTCCTTTTCCTGTTGTAACTGCGGTGTGGCCTGCAATTCCACCACCATAGCCTTTCATCCAAACTACAATGGCACCTGCCTCTGGCTTTGCTGTAGCATTATTTTGTTTACGAGTCCAACCTTGTGGACAAGCGTCATAAATCTGATAAGCGTACAAAGTCATAGGAGCAGGTAGGCCAATATAATTAGCCCACTCCGTTACGGTATCGTAACATTGATATTTATTAGTTGAATCATAAGACTCAAGGAACTTATTGTTCCATTTTTCTATAAATTGTTTTAGTTTGTTTTCCATATTGTTTTAAATTAAACTGCCTTCCATCTTTCCACATATGACATTTACGACAAATCCATTCCCAATCTGAAAGATTTCTTTTATATGTATGATTATTGTTTGAAAGTTCCAAAACTTTTTTAAGTCCACATCTAGAACAAAGAGTAGGTTTTGGTAGTCTTTTTTCAACCCAACTATGAATTGAGCGAGGTTTTGCTTTATCACCTTTCCATCTTGGACTACCTTCATTAAGATGTAACTTACGTAATTTTTCTTTAACTTCTTTAGTATGATGTTTTCCATAATTCGGATTATTTTTACCTTTAAAGCTCTTACGCCTTTTTTGGCTTCCAAATCCAAAATTATTTCCTTTTTGAAACCCCTTAAATCCTTTTGGCATATTTTAATACTAACATTATTATATACCGATTGCAACATTAAATCATAGCATTGGTTTAAATTAGACGCGTCATACGCTTCTAAAAACTTGCCATTCCACTTTATAATAAATTCGTCTAGTTTTGTCATAATAAACTATATAGGAAAGAACCCCCTTCACTTGTAATAGATTGTAATTCAATATAAACGGCTGTTCTATATTCTGGTTCGTTACTAGAACTATCTGCTGTTGTATTAGCATTGGCATAATTTGTAGTAGGAGTTGATACTGAGGCAACTGTATGAGTGTGTGACGATTCTGCAACTCTCTGAGGATTTGCATCACTTTGGGCTACCGATGTAGAAGCTGAGGCAGAACAAGTACCAGTATGAGTATGAGTACCACTTCCTGTATGTCCATGTGCATAAGTTGCATGAGTATGGGTATTTGAACCTCCATTGGCTTCTGCTGGGTCTCCAATTTTGATTTGTTTGTTTCTTAAATCCTTTGTTCCTTGTGTTCCGTCACAAAGTATCCATCCAGCTGGAATTGAAGTCGTTGTTCCAAGCCACAAGCCTATTATTCCCTTTACCTTAATTCCAGTAGCACCTTTCTTGATAGCTTGTAAAATAGCATAAGCTGGTTCTACAGTTTCAGCTTGCTCTGGACTACTTGAATGAGCAGTAATAGCTTGTGTTCCAGAGTTTAAGGAAACTAAATGAGTATGAGTTGGATGTGACATAGTTGTCCCACTATTTATTCCAAAAGGACCTTCTACTGGAGCAGATGAAGCAGCAGCAACATGAGTATGACCTGTTGCTGTATGAGTATGGTCTAAACTATGAGAATTGGTTGAAGAGCCATTATCAGTTGAAAGGTCAGCATCAGCTCCATCAGAAGCACCTTTCATAAATCTACCAGAAAGTTCAGTTACATTATCCCAATTTGAAGGCGGTGTATTTGAGTTATATAAAGCAACAATATTTGTTGCAAGACTCCCTCCATTTGACTTTATAAAAATAACTTTTCGATATGGTGGGTCATTAGAATATGCTCCATAAGTAATCGCTGTAGTTTGAGTTGTACCACCACTAACTGCCCCTGATGTATTATTTACATGAGTATGCATATCTCTAGCTTGATTAGTTCCACTTGTTCTTTGATTGGTTGTTGCAACAGAAACACTTAAAGAATAAGTATGTGTGTGAGCAGCTAGTATGTGACTATGAGCTGGTGAAGTATGAGTATGAGTTGATGCTCCACCTGTTTCATCTGGGTCCTTGTCCCCCCAAGCCTTAGCAAACTTATCATCAAGAGTTGTTTCACGACTCCATCCACTTGGTATAGTTGCATTAGTTCCTGTCCAGATTAGGATAACATCAGAAGCAACATTAGCCATTACTTTTCAATAACTTGTGAAACTCGATAAAATGGTTTTTTAGAATATTTTTTAGCTTTTTTTAGAGCTTCTTTTTCAGTCTTAGCGTATATTTCGTAAGTTACTGTATCATCAAGTCGCCCATCTTCAAAACGTTTTTCGTAGCCTTGACAAATAAACACAACTTCTTTTTTCATTTAAGTAATTTAAAATTATAACCTTTGCATTTAAACTCATTTGCTAATGATGAAGCAAAAGTTCCTTGTTTCGCTCCTAATGCTTTATATGCTTCTTTGCAAGAATTCCATATTTTTAATATTCCTCCATTTTTATCTAATTGAATTACTTTTTTAAATGCTTTTTTCTGTAAATTATTCTTAAAGGCATGGATACGATTTTCGGAAGCATTTACCCATTCAAGATTTTCTATCTTATTATCTGTTTTTATCCCGTTTATATGATTAATTTGAGGTCTTTTCTTTTTATTATCTATAAATGCTTCTGCTACTAACCTATGAATAGAACAAATAGTTCCTTTACTACCTTTATATAAATCAACATGGAAATATCCATTACTTGATTTTCCTTGTTTAAGAATTTTTTCTTTTATAGATTTTGAAAATCCTCTATCAATTCTATATCTGGATAAACTTTTAACTCTACCAATATTACTAATAGCATATAAATTTTCATATCCCTTAATTGGTTTCCAAAGTTCTATAAATATTGTTTTCATACATTTTGTCCAACTATAAACCCATCATAAGTATCTGTTCCTGTAACTAAAAATCCAAAAACATCAGCTTTAGTTGCAGTTGTGGTTAAAGTTGGTGCAGAACCTCCTGCCCACTTGATTGTTGAGAACCAAGTAACTGTTCTTGAACCTGTTCCATCTTGGATTAGTTTTATAATAAAAACCTGTCCCTCATCTTCATTTGAGATTGCAAGAATTCGGTTTCCTTCTAAAGTAACTTCATGAATATTTCCAGTATCTAGGTCAAAAGTAACAGTAGCTCCATCTGAACCAGTTACTAAGTTTTGTTTTGTTACTGTTGGAGTTATACTATCTGCGGTAATATCAGAGTGTGTACCATCTGTTCCATGCTCAACTACAAATGTGTCAATAAGTCCTTGAGCCCAAATAATATCTGGACCAAATTCAACAACAGCTCCAACTGCATGGTCTGCATCGGATGTTCCTGCTAAACCTCTTACTAAATCTGTAACTGTTGAACCAGATGTTCCTTCAAATGATACAACCTCTGTTTTAGTTGCGGTTGCGTTTCCATTGGCATCTACTCGGTCAATTATCATTACTCCGTCTTTATCTTGTATTCCAAGAGTTGAACAAGCAGAACCAAGCGTAGCAGATGAATCAACACTTTTTGCCAAAGCAGAACCAAGTGTTGTTTGCACAAAGTCTTTAGTTGTAGGATAATATAATGTTATTTTATGTTCTCTCCTTTAAACAAATTATGTCCCCATGCTCTAACTGTTGGCGGCATAGGTTTGCCAAATGTAATTTCATAATGACATTGTGCACAAACTGTTCTACAGTTATCTATACAAAATCGCATTTCTACATAATCGGCCCATGATTGAATATGGTCAACTTGTAAATCTGCTCCACTTACTCCACATAGTTGACAAGTATAATTGTCTCTTTCAAATACCTTTTTTTGCATCTCTCTCTTAAATCTAAGTCTTTCTGAATGGTCAAAAGGAGTTTTACCACCTTTCCAATTCCAATGTTTTTCTCCAGTAGCATATTTTATTTTTCTATTTTTAATAGAAAGTTTCCATTTTTTACTATTTTTTCTACCCTCAGCCAACTTTTTAAGTCTATCAAAAGTATTTTGTCCTGGTTTTGGAGTAGAAGTTCGTCCCTTAAAACCAAATTCTTTCATTCTCTTTGATACAGTAGGAATAGTACAACCAATTTTATTAGCTATTAATTGTAAAGTTAGTTTGTTTACAAAATACATTTTGTACAAAGTCTTTTTATCATTTATAACTAGTTTTTTACGATTACCATGCATGTTTTAATATTAAATTAAACTTCTAATAGTTATCAAACAATGTCTATACTCTCAATGAACTGGCTAAACTTCCCTTGCCTTGGCTTGTGGCAGTAAAGTTAAACCCTAATAATTCAAAATTACTATTTGCTGAACTACAAGAAACTTCAATCTGAATAAGTCGTCCTTCTTTATAAAGTGTTCCCCATCTTGTTATTTCATCACTTCCAATAACAGGGTCTCCTAAAAATGTTCCCCATTCAGTATTTCCCCAATATCCAGCTCCCCATCCACTTTTTCCTGATACTTCAGCCCCAGTAACTGAGAATGTTTTAACAGTAGTTGTTGCTCCATCTCTATCCTCTAACATAATATTAACAGTTACAGAACCAGAAATATTTCTTAAAAGAGCATGAAAAATTTCAATAATCTTTAATTCTGTCCAAGATGAAAATTGTTCTTTATTAGTTAAAAAAGTTTTAGTTATAGTTGTGCCATCATCCGAATTAATATCTTCTTCAAAAGTATAAACCTGTGTGCTTTCTGAAGAACCTATTACCCATCTTTCAGTTCCAGAGCCATCAACATACTTTAACATCTTGCTAATTCCAAATGGTAGTTTCCAAAGTCCTGCAAAACATCCTCTCTCTCGGTCATAAACTATTATTTCACGCCTGCCTGGAAAAGAGAGTAAATACTTATTATTTACATAAAAAGCACAAGCATCTCTGTAATCATTACTACTTAAATTATCTAAATATGGTCTTATACGAGCTGATACTTCATTAGTACGAATAATTGATAAAAAGTTTGGTTCATATCCTGTAACATAAAGTCCTTTTCTTCCAAAGTAAAAAATATCATTTTCAACAGAAATTATTGTATCTGGATTACAAGCTCCAACTGATGTTGAAATAGGTATATAGCTTGGGTCTAACACAGAATAATTTCCTACTGAAATTGTATCAAGCTCAACTGCATAATGAGAAAAGTCTTTATAAACTATAATTTTATTACTTCCAGGCTGAATTTCTATACCTGTAATGTCTTGTCCTGAATCTGGGTCAATATAAACAGAGCCTCCTCCATCTACCCAATTAAAACTGGCTTGGTATGGATAACGTCCTGAAATAAGTAAATTGTTTGGGTCGTCTTTATCCACCATTAAAAGCCTATCTTTAAACTTTTTTATAAATTCTGACTTTACTCCACCTGTTGTATTTGTAACAGGAGCTAGGGTAAGTTCAGATGCTGATTCTCCAATGTCTACATATTTTGTAATAGAAGCTCCAACTCCTGCTAAAAATGTTTCATCTCCTTGTAACCCTCTGTATATCTGATAACCCGAAAGAGTTTCACATGAAGGAGCAGTCCATCTAACATGAACAGTTGTTTCAGATAAATCTTGGGGTAAATTAGGCAACTGAATTGAAGCTCCAGTTGTTTCTCCTCCTGTTGCACCAAGAGCTGTAATTTTCCAACTCCAAATGTAAGTTCCTGAAGCTCCTGAAAAATTAGAAGCTGTTACTCCAGTTGGAGGTGATATAGTTGCAAATACTGATAAATTTTCCCCAGCATATTGAGTAAGTGGTTGGTCTTCTGATACAAAATAAGCAACATTTCCAAGCTGTTCTGAACGAACTATAGAGCCAGATGGCCAGCTTTGTCCTGTAATTCTGGTATTATCTGTACTATTTTTCTTAACTAAATATCCCTCATCACTAATTGCCATAACCTCATTTATTAAAGAAGCTGTTGCATTATAAGTTCCAAATCCACGAATTTGATAAGAAGTAAGTGATGCGTTTGCTGTAAAGTAATCTGCTGTTCCCCATCTACCTGTTGGAACTCCGCTACCTATGAGCATAATATTGTCCCCTTGTGCGTATTCCTCTCTTTTTAGTTCAGTTGGTCGGAGTAAAAGATTAAGACCTTTACGAAAAGTTTTCCATTCAGCTTCTAGGCTTTTTCTAGGTTTATATGTTGGTAACTGAGAATTAAATTGTGGCATTTTTTCATTCTAATACATAATTTGATATTCCTATTCGTTTAATAATATTTGTTCCCCCTGTTGGTGGTTTTGATTTTCTTCCTACCATATTACGCAGTCTACGTTCAGCTTCTGCATCTTTTAAAGGAAATCTTTCATCACGTCTTGACTGAAGAACTAAAGATTCAATCTTTGCTACAACATATTGTGGGTCTGATAATTCACAAACATCTGTTAATGTTGCAAATCCAGATGGATAACGCTGATAAGTAAGTGAAAGCGTAGCACTTGATGAGATATTATTAAAAACCGCAGTATAACCCTCATTAGGATTTCCAAGTACATAACAATATTTATCAGTAGACTCTTTTGCATATCTCTCATCAGGTCTTATTTCTGGATATTCTTCCCAAACCATAGATGAGTTTAATAATCTTGGGGCAGTCATAAACTCACGAAATCCGCTAGGGAGTGAAAGAGTAGCTGAAGTAGCTCTAACCTCATAAGTTTTTTGAAATTCAGGAAATTGAGCAATATCCCCAGCTTCCATAACTGCTTGATTTGCATAGTTTGTACGAGTAGTAAGCTCTGTTCCTGTAGGTTCAGAAGCGTCTAAATCTAAATAAGCATTTGCACTTGTAAGAATCTGCGATAAGGTTTTCATAAAAATGAGTATAGGGAAAGAAGAGAAGAGTTATCAAGAAAGATTATTCGCTTGGAGATACACTAGGACTGATTGATGGGGAAATGCTAGGACTTATAGACGGACTAACCGATGGACTGATAGATGGGCTGATGCTCGGGCTAATAGAACTTGACTTACTAGGTGAATGACTTGGTGATTCTGAATGACTTTCACTTGGTGAATAAGATGGTGAAATACTTACACTTGGACTTACAGATGGAGAAATGCTTGGGCTAATGCTTGGGGAGATACTAGGACTTATGGATGGGCTAATACTTTCCGAAGGTGAAACGCTAGGACTTATGCTCGGACTAAAACTTGGACTGATACTTGGACTTATTGAAGGAGATAAGGATGGAGAGACACTTGGACTAATTGATACCGAAGGACTGACCGATGGACTTACCGAAGGACTAAACGAAGGTGAAACACTAGGGCTGATAGATGGAGAAAGACTTTCCCCACGAGATAATATCTCAAGGTAATAATTAGATAAATTAATTGCTGTTTCAATTCTCTCTAATAATTTGGTAATTGCGTCCATAATTCAAATATTAAAAAACTATTGTATTAGTTATCAAGCGGAATGATACAGGCGTTAGTTGTAGTTATGAACCTCGTTGTATTTTATTATCTCATTGATTATAAAGTTTTCAAACAAATGACCGTACCGGAATGAAGACTCCCGCAACTCTGTTGTCAACTCCCCGGTAAGGGCGTTAATTACACCATTGTCAAAAAAGTAGTACTTCGGTGCTTTCTGCAACTGCTTCCGTATGGATTGTGTCCAGGCGGGTATCTTACGCACCATCAACGTATCTTCCAGTA